ACTTTACCTTTATAAGATAAATGTAATCTACCTTGCTCTGACCAAATAACTTGATCAGCTTGCATAGATTCTTCAGCCCCAACTTGAGATAAGAAACCTGAAATAGTTCTCGGTCCGAAAACTTCAGCTTCTTTTTCCATTAGGTCTGGTAAATATTGTTGAGCCCAACCCATGTCTTGGTTGAAGTCAATGTAGTTTGTTGATAGTGTTTGCTTCTGATGTGAAGCCACGCTGTTTAACAAACCACCAGGATTTGAAATTGCCATAATTTTAAATTTTTAAATTGTTATTTGTTTTTGTTTTTAATTTTAAACTTGAAATCAGGTCCATCATCATTTAGCGCTCTAACCTTTAATCCACTAGTGTTTACGTTCTCACTATAAGCTTGCCTAGGATCCATGTTTACATTTTTAGATTTAGCAATACTTTCTTTTAAAGCATCTGCTTTACCTTGCTCGTAAAAATGATTGGCAACTTGATCTGGGTTCATAGCAGTAAAAAGTCCCTTGTGATAACCCGCAGCATCTTTCATTGTATTTTCTTTAGTCAAAAACTTTTTGATAAAGTTGTTAATGTCGCTTTGAGTCTCTTTAACCTTAGCACCGTCTTTTACGTTAAACCTAAACTTTTTCTCCCCAATGTTATATTCAAAACCTTTGAATTTATCATTGAAAAGATTGTTAGTTTTACTTATAAAAACATCTTGCTGTTGGCTATAGATTTCACGGTTTTTCTCTGATTCCTCGTTATGTGTGTTGAAGTATTCAATTGCTTCTTGTTGCTCAGTCGTGAGCTTCGCTCCACTTTTGATATCTTCATAGTATTTGGATTTTACACTTTCCAAGTGTAGCTTTGCTTGAGCAACTTGCTCTTTCATAGCTAATTTTTTTCTTTTTATCTCTCTATCCTCGTCCACATCTTCGTCGTAAGAGAAAGTGTCTTCCATAACAAATTCAATTTCATCTTGTGATAAGTGTGGTTTAGTAGATTTATAGTATTCTGTTAATAAAGTGTGGTTGTCTAGTTCTGAAAAATCTTGGTTAAGAGTGACGTAGTCGGTTAGATCTCCACCGGTTTCTTCCATGAAGAACATTAACTTTTGAATGTCTTCTGGTAACGCTTGTCCAGTTTGTTCTGACTGCGTAATAGCTTGTTCTACCACTTCAGCCACTTCTTCTACTTCTTCTTGAACTTCATTTGTTATTTCTTCAACAACCGGTGTTTCTGTAACTTCTTCCACTGGCGCTTCAATAACCTCTTCAACGACCGCTGTTGGTTCTTCTGTTTTTTCAACAGGTTCTTCAACTGGTTTGCTTAAATCAACTTTTGTAATAGTTTCTTCAGCAATCTCAGCTTGCTTCTTCATTTTTGCTTTAACCTTTGTAACATTTCCTTTTGTTTCGTTACCATCTGGTTGTTTTTCTTTGTTAGCTTTCGCTTTTACTTTAATTTTGCCAGTCTCGCTATCAGCGATTGGCTCTTCTTTTTTTGCCATAATATAATATAATAATAGTTAATAATTTTACTTAGGACCAAAGCCCGACATGTCAATACCTCCCATAACATCGTTACCTGATGATTCAAAATCCTTAGGTCCTGTGCTTGCCTTTCTTTGTTCAATCATTTCTGATTGCTGTGTTGCTTGTATCTTTGTTCTGTTGTCTTTACGATCTTCTTTTTCTTTTTCACCTTGAGATCTTTGGCTGCTTTCAGCGCCTTTTAATTGCATATTATACTGGAACTCCTGTTCCATCAATTGCATTTTTACTTGCGCCTCTTGGTTTAGCTTTTCAATTTCAAACCTAGACTTTGCTTCTTCTATAGATATAGCTGTTTGAGCCACTTGTTGTTGTTTTTGCATTTCAAGTTGAGCTGAAGATTCTTGTTGTTGTATGTTTGCTTGAGCTTGAGCTTTCATATTTTCTTGTTGCAATTTCTGATCTCTAGCTATCTTTTTCTTTCTCCTAATTTTAAGCAATTGATTAGCTAGTTTAATATTTTTTATTTCTCTAAGATCAATAGCATCCTCTAACTCTATGTTCTGCTGTCCTAACGCCACTTGAATATTATTCTCTAGCATCGCTCTTTCCTCCTCATCTGGAGTTAACTCTATAAATATTCCAAAGTCATATAAGTGCAAATCTGCCATCTCAGTCAAAGTCGCTACGTTGTGAGCGCCTATAGCTTGAATGAAAGCGTTTTTTGTTGGAGAGTATTCTATAATATCAGATATTCTAAGTGATAAACACTCTGCAACTTCACCAGTTAAAAATAAACCACCTTGCAATATATGTCTAGTTGCTGTGTTTGAGTTTGCGGCTGCCATTTTTTGAACACCCACTAATGATTTTGGATCTGGATTTGCGGCATCTCTAGCTTCATTAAGACCGGTCACGTCTCTAATCATCTGTAGATAGTAATTATAGTTACCTATAAGTGCTTGTAATTTACCCCCTCCAGCGCCACTTGTAATTTCTTGTATTGGGATTTTTCCTGGATTCATATCACCCTCAGAGGTAAATGATCTACCAATAACAGAACCTGTTTGGAAGAACATATTTAAAGCTTCTTGTGGGTTGTAGTTAGTTCCATTACCCAAGTCGATCTCAGCTAAACCGTCAGCATCTAAGTAAACACCATCAGGTGTCATTCTCGACATTACTTGCTGCAGTTTTAAATGTGTTAACTGAATCATGTCAGCAAAACCGGTAATTCTTTTTACTAAAGAATCAATACGACCTTCATACATTCTTGGAGCACAAATAGCGTAGTTCATTTTAACCTTAGTGAAATCACTTTTAGGGCGCATCATGTTTTTTGCCATCTCCCATTTTAAAAGCTTTTTAGTACCTAACACCAAGGCGCCCTCGTACAAAGTCTCCATCTTTCTAGACTCTCTGCTAAAATTCTCATTTTCTTGCGGGGCAAATGTATCATCTTTTTCAATAGCTTTCTCTGCTCCAGAAGCACTTTCCTTCAACTTATAAACCTCATTCATATAGGTTTTGTAATTAAAGTAAAGTACATCTATTTTGTTTCTGTCAACCTCACCTTCTCTATACCTCTTGTTATTTCTATTGCTAATACCACTTGATTTTTGTATCTCTTCTAAATCCTCAGTTGTAAGGTGTGGAAATTGCTTTATAAGCTCGTTTATTGGGATTGTTTTAATTTCACCAACATAGTATATATCTTCAAAGTAAGGTGAGTCTGTGTGAGAGTAAACTAGTTTTGCTGGATCAACATAATCAATGACCACACCCTCAGAAGTATTAAAAGAGGTTTTCACCGCACCTATACCTAAAACGGTAAGATCGTGATAAAACCTCTTTTTCGTTAACTCATATTTATTTCCTTCAAACAAAACATTTAAAGCTTGTTCTTCAGCGATTTCTACAGCTTGCTTGTAAGAAAGCTGCATATGTAAATCTAACTCCTCTTGTGTTTCTGGTAGCATCGATGGGGGATTTTTAAACAAATCCATACCAAACTTTTCTTTAACAAAATCTTTTAACTCCTTTGATCTCATATCCTCCATTATAGCATTCATATACTCAGTACGCTTGCTAACTCCAAATGGGTCTTGGGAAAAGGCTTTTATGTCATACGTTCTCTCAGCTATACCGTTAACAACGATATCTACGAACTTAGATATAATTGGCACAGGTTTCCAATCTAAATTAAGATAAGACAAATCACCATTTATAGATAACTCATCCTTGTATTTTTGTATAGACTGTTCTCCCCTAGCATACAATCTAAGGTTGTGAAAATTATTTTTACCGTTAGTGTATCTGCTTTGATTATTTGTTTCATCAAACCACTCCCCCTCTATAGCTTGAGCAACCTTAAGCCCATACTCATAGCTTATCTTCTCTGCATCGCTAACTACTTGACTTGGAAAATTCCTCATATTATTCTTTAATTATTTTAGACATACCACCTGAATTTGAATACTTAGACATGTGTATATTTAATTTTGGTTTTTCTATCTTTGCATTTGGTGCGTACAGGTGCCTGTTGTTAGCCATAATAGCTAAACCAGAACTTATTGACGCATCATGCTTTGTTCTTTTGTTTATATCAAACCTACTCCAATCATTTAATAACTCGTTAAAATACAAATCACCAAACGTACCGTCTTTTTTTATACCGACATGATCTTGTATATACATCTCGATTGCCGCTGCGTGAGCTTGTTTAATGTCTTCTGAGGAATTGGGTATTCCACCAACCTCTTTTTCTGCAACAGATAATTTGTTCCATATCTTATCAGGTCTAT